CTGAAGCAGTACCCGGAGCTAAGTTCTTAGAAAGAGATAAGACTTGGGTATTTCCTTCTGGTGCTACTCTTTGGATGTCCTATCTTGACAGAGATGATGACGTAACTCGTTACCAAGGTCAAGCGTATAACTGGATTGGGTTTGACGAACTTACTCAGTGGGCTAGCCCTTATGCTTGGAACTACATGCGTTCTCGTCTACGTAGTGCAGATAGAAACTTACCACTGTATATGAGGGCAACTACTAACCCCGGAGGCTCAGGTCACCAATGGGTTAAAAAGATGTTTATTGACCCTTCTCCTGCAGGTAAAGCTTTCTGGGCAACTGATGAGTTTGGGGAAACAATTACTTGGCCTAAGGGGCACTCTCGTGAGGGAGAACCTCTTTTTAAACGTAGATTCATTCCAGCTACTCTTTTTGATAATCCATATCTTGCTGGCGATGGTATGTATGAGGCCAATCTTCTTTCATTGCCTGAGCATCAACGTAGACAGCTTCTTGAGGGTGACTGGGATATTAACGAAGGTGCAGCCTTCCCAGAGTTTAACCGTAAGATTCATGTAATTGAGCCTTTCGATATTCCACACAACTGGCCTCGGTTTAGGGCATGTGACTATGGTTATGGTTCATACTCTGGTGTACTTTGGTTCACTGTAGCCCCTGATGACCAGATTATTATTTACAGAGAAATGTACGTATCCAAAGTACTTGCTACAGACTTAGCAGATATGGTACTTGAAGCAGAGTCAGAAGAAAAGATTAGATACGGTGTACTTGACTCTTCTTTGTGGCATAAGCGTGGGGATACTGGCCCTAGTCTTGCTGAAACAATGATCCGTAAGGGTTGCCGCTGGAGACCTTCTGATCGTTCTGCTGGTTCTCGTGTAGCTGGTAAGAATGAAATACACAGAAGATTGCAAGTAGATGATTTCACAGAAGAGCCTCGTATGGTTATCTTTAATACTTGCAAGGCTTTAATTGAACAGCTTCCGGGGCTACCTCTGGACAAGAATAACCCAGAAGATGTTGATACTAAATCTGAAGATCACTTGTATGATGCTCTTCGCTACGGTCTAATGTCCAGACCTAAAACAGGACTATTTGATTATGACAACTGGGCAGGTAAAAAACAATACCAACCTGCTGACAACACCTTTGGTTACTGAGGATAAACATGGACGAAGAACTTACATTTGACTCTGAAGATATGGCTTCTATTGAAGACACCTCTGGAGACATGCCAACAGATAAGCCAGCAGGTAGGATTGTTAGTTATGTCCAAGAAAGGTTTTCTAAGGCAGAGACCGCAAGAGAGACAGAAGAACGCCGTTGGCTCCAAGCTTATCGCAATTATCGTGGTATCTATGGTCCTGATGTTCAATTCACATCTACAGAAAAGTCCCGTGTTTTTGTTAAAGTAACAAAGACTAAAGTTCTCGCTGCTTATGGTCAAATTGCAGAGGTTCTTCTTGGTAACAACAAGTTTCCCATTACCATCAACCCAACAGTACTTCCTGATGGTGTAGCTGAATCTGTTCATGTAGAGACTAACCAACAATTCCTTGAAGCTAAAGAACAAGTCATGGGCGGTCAAGAGGATACTTCTCTTCGTCCCGGTGAAACACTTGCAGACCTTCGTAAGCGTCTTGGACCACTGAAGAACAAACTACAAAACGTAGAAAACATTAAAGAAGGTCCGGGAACTCTTGCTTCTCAAATTACATTCTCTCCTGCTCTTATTGCTGCCAAGAAAATGGAGAAAAAGATTCATGACCAACTAGACGAATCCCAAGCAAATAAGCACCTGCGTTCTACTGCATTTGAGTGTGCATTGTTTGGTACTGGTGTTATGAAGGGTCCGTTTGCTATTGATAAAGAATACCCCAACTGGGATGAAGACGGTAACTACAATCCAATAATTAAAACTATCCCATCTACTTCTAACGTATCTATCTGGAATTTCTATCCTGATCCTGATGCACATAATATGAATGAAGCAGAGTACGTGGTAGAACGCCATAAGATGTCTCGTAACCAGCTTCGTGGGCTTAAGAACCGCCCTTATTTCCGTGACAATGAGATTGATGTTGCTATTGAAATGGGTGAGTCCTATGTCAAAGAATGGTGGGAACAGGAAATGGAGGACGATGCTCAAGAAGTACGTACAGAGCGTTACGAAGTCCTTGAGTTCTGGGGTAACGTAGACCGTAGCATTCTTGAAGATCACGATGTAACTATCCCACGCGATCTCCGCAAGAAAGACTCTATCAGTGTTAATATCTGGGTATGTAACGGTCGGGTACTTCGTCTTGTTATGAATCCCTTTACCCCTGCTATTATCCCCTACTACGCTGTACCATATGAGATGAATCCTTATAGCATGTTTGGTGTTGGTGTTGCAGAAAACATGGATGACACTCAGACCCTCATGAATGGGTTTATGCGTATGGCTGTTGATAATGCTGCTCTTAGTGGTAACTTGATTTTTGAAGTAGATACAGCTAACCTTGAGCCGGGGCAAGACCTTGAGATTTATCCGGGTAAAGTCTTCCGTAGAGAGGCAGGTGCTCCGGGACAAGCTATCTTTGGCACTAAGTTCCCTAACGTCTCTAACGAAAATATGCAGATGTTTGACAAGGCTCGTGTTCTTGCAGATGAGTCTACAGGCTTCCCCTCTTTTGCTCATGGTCAAACTGGTGTAAGTGGTGTAGGACGTACAGCCTCAGGTATCTCTATGTTGATGTCTGCTGCTAATGGTTCTATTCGTAACGTGGTGAAGAACGTTGATGACTATCTCCTTGCACCTCTTGGTCGAGCACTCTTTGCTTTCAATATGCAATTTGACTTTGACCCAGAGATCAAGGGTGACCTAGAGGTTAAGGCAGAAGGTACTCAAAGTCTTATGGCTAATGAGGTACGCAGTCAACGTCTCATGCAGTTCCTTGGTGTTGTCCAGAATCCTGCTCTTGCTCCCTTTGCACGGCTTGACTACATTGTTCGTGAGATTGCCTCTTCTATGGACCTTGATCCAGATAAGGTTGCTAATAGTATGCAAGAAGCAGCCCTTCAAGCAGAAGTACTTAAGAAGTTCCAAGAGATGAATCCGCCAGCACCTCAACCTCAGGGTGGCCCCGGAGAAGCTCCAGCAGCCCCTCCAGCAGGCGCACAGGCGCAAGACACTCAAGGTAGTGGTGGGGGTACCGTAGGAACAGGGTCGGCACCTCCTCCGGGCGCTCCGGGCTTCTCAGGCAATACTGGTGAAGGACCTGTACAATGAACCTAAAGCAACTAGTTAATAACTCTGAACTGTGGGTTGCTTTTCTTTCAGAGATGGATGATCGGATTAAAGTAGTTCAAAAACAAATGTCTGTTGCTGATGAACCAAGAGATTTGTATCGGTATCAAGGTGAATTGAAACAACTTAATAGTTTAAAAAGACTGAGGGAAAAAGTGAATAATGGCTAATCTTGATATTGAATCTGTACCCTTTTTTGACAGACCCCAAAGTTCTGGACCTAAAGATAGATTTATTGGTAAAGATGAAGCAGGTAATTCTGTTTTTGAGACTGTTACTGGCGAAGTTTATACTATTAAACCTGCTGCAGACCAACGCACGACAAGAACAAAAATCGAAGAGGACGTAGTTCCTGCCGTTAAAGAGTATATCAGAGACCCAAGCCTTCCTTCTGCAGAACAGATGAAACAGTTTGGTGTTGACGCTATGACGGGTGCATATGAAAGTGTTAGTGATGCCGTAAGGGGTAGGGGTACCTACGGTGACGTGTTTGGGGTTGCCGGTTCTGCCTCAATGAGTTCTGTTGCAGAAGTGCCTGAAGGTGCTGTGCGTTCTTTTGGGGGGCGCTCAAAATCAGGTCCTGTAAAAGTTCCTCGATTTAGGGTGCGGGGGGAGAATACTCAGTACCCCAGCCCAACTTTTGGGAATAAAAAACTTCGGGATATTTTTGAAGAGGACCAGTGGGAAAATCATCTTGATCTTAATTTTGAACCTGAACAAGAGGGTACTATTAATGAGGGTCCTTTTTTTGTAAACCCAGAAAATGGTGATACTTTTGGTAGCGGCCCAGAATTTGAATTAGGTTATGCCCCTAACCTTCGAGTTCATGACCTTGCAAATGTAGCTCTTGGACGTAACTCCATAGAAGAGGTGCTTGACTACATTGGCATGGACCCAGAACCTAAGTTGGTCAACTATGTTAATCAACGGTTGTCTAACTTGCAAGAACGTCCTGAGTTTCAAGAGTACCTTGAACGTTATCGGGTGTTAAATGAAGAGTATGATCCCTATGGTTTTTTGGGTGCCTCTTCTCGAACAAGTAATCAAGTTGCTGTCTTTAGGTCCCCTATCCCCGAAGTTATTAACCAACTTACTTTTCCCAAAGATGGGATAAAAGGGTCTCAGCTTCTTAAAGAGTTTCAAGATAGCCCTTCTATTCGAGCCTCGGAGTTTAAAAGTCTGGGGGTGAAGATTAACCCGCAACAAAAATACACCCGTGAAGAAGTTGACAACCTTTTTGAGGGTAAACTTTGGGATGCTTCTGTATACCTTGTAGAGCAGCCTATGTACTCTTCATTACAACGGCAACCAGTTCTAGATCCCGGTGTCGACTACTTTGAACTTATCGTAAATGCTAACAGCCCTAGCGGAAAAAATTTTAGAGCAATTTCTCAACACTTTGAGAATAACACATTATCACATGCACGCGCATCTGTGAAAGCAGACACAAGGACAGGGCAAGACTACATCCTTCTTGAGGAGCTTCAAAGCGATCTTTTGCAAAAAGGTTTTGAGACAAAACCACTTCCTAACTCCGACAGAGTTTATGCAAAGTACGGTCTCCATATAACTCCAAGTGACCTTGACGAATTTGTAAAAGCTTCCGACGACGAGATTGCTGAGGGCCTTAGTATAGCTGCTGACATAAATCAATACAAAGAATTTAATGCGTTGCCTGAAGAATTAAAAGATGCGCATGAAAAGTTTATAAATAACTCTTCTGAGGGCAGCTTCAGAGCATACAGAGTTGCTATGGATATTATGAAATATTACCCAGCGCGCGAAGTGACCACCATATCTGAACTTCTTACTGAAATCAGGGATGACCTACGAGCTAATCCAGAAAGAGAACTTCCTAAACCACCAATTCAAAAAACTGAAGAAGGTGTCCGTCTTGCTTTTGATGGGCTTTTAGCTGAAGCTGCAACTCGTGATATATCTCGTATTGTGATTCCTCCTTTTGAGCGTATTGTTGCTGAGAGGTTTACTCCCGGCAGTGCTAGATATTTTAATGCTTTAAAACCTTCAAGTGGTTTTTCCGCAACTTATAAAAAAGCTCTAAATAAAATTCTTAAAGAGTACGAGGAAGAGCTTGGGAGAGAGAACTTTAGTACCCGTTTAGTAGATATAGACTATGAACCTATGGCCTATAAAGACAAAGATACAGGTAAAGTTGTGGACCTACCTACTACAGGAATAGAAGTGTCCTTTAAAGGTGCCTTAGATCAAGGGTATGACTTTACTGCACCCAAGTTTGCTGAAGGCGGTTTGGTGCAAAAATATAACAAAGGCGGAACAGTGGAGAAACAGATGAACAGACTATATCAAGAAGGTGGCCTTGCGGATGATGGTGCCCGTGTAGAGCCAGTCACAGGTAATGAAGTACCTCCCGGTAGCTTGTCTGAAGAAGTACGAGACAATGTAGATGCTAAACTTTCAGAGGGAGAATACGTTGTACCTGCTGATGTAGTCCGGTATTACGGTGTTCGTTTCTTTGAGGCCCTTCGTGCAAAGGCTAAAGAAGCTTTCTCTAAAATGGAGTCTGAAGGTCGTATTGGTGGTGAACCTGTGGATGCCCAAGGTGTACCAATGGAAGATGACGAACTAACACCAGAAGAAATGCAAATGCTTGCTGAAGCCCTTGGTCAAGCACCACAGGGTATGGCTATGGGTGGTATGGTTCAACAGCAACCTATTCCAGCATATAACCCCTACGCTCAACAACAGATGCAATACAACAACCCAAACATGCGTATGCCTGTTGGTATGGCTGAAGGTGGTGAAGTTAAAGCCCCAAAGTTTAACCCTTCTCAGTATCAACTTTACCCTAGCGGAAATCAAATGGGTGCAGGCTCTGGTGGTGGCATTGAGATTGTAGACTATATTAATGTAGAAACTGGTCAAATTCGTCCTATTACACTTCTGAATGGTCAGCCTATGGGTCTTGTACCTGAAGGGTTTGTTCGTGCTACACCTGAAAACCGTGAGCAAGCTATGGAAAACGCAGGTATGGCTTCTGAGCAGATGGGCGAAAAGACCACAGAGGAAGTCCTTGATGTCCGTGATGACTCTGAAAGTGAGCAACGCCGCATGGAGCTTTCTCAGGATCAAGCTAATAGAGGTTCTCAATACAAGAGTTGGGCAGAAAAAAATATCGAAAAGATTGATAAAAATCCAGAAGAATTTGTCAAAGAACTTTTAAGCCCAAGCATAGAAGGTAAGGTTGTAAAGGGACTTTCAAAGGCGGCTATTGGTATGGGTGGGATTGCTGGATTGGGCCTTGGCATTGCTGGGGCAGCTTTCTCAGAGCTTAATCCTCTTGCAAAAGCACGAGCAGTTCGAGAAGACCTTAAAGCACGAGGTATAGATACCACAACTGTAGACGGGTATATCAAGTCTTATGTTGATGAACTTCCAAATGCTCTTGATGCTATTGACGAGTCTTGGGCATCAGGTAAAGGTTTCCTTAGTGGTATTACTGATGTTAGAAGTTCTATGGGCAGCACAACAAGCAAACCAAAAGAAAAACTTTTTGTTCCCAGCGCAAGTAAAAAAACTAGTACTGAAGATGGTGCTGCAGAAGAGAAAAGAGCACAAGAACGTTACGATGCCTTTCAAAAACAATATGAAGAAAATGTCAAGGATGCTCAAGAAAACCAGTATGGCCAAACTACAGGTAAAGGCTTGACAGTAGAAGATATTGAAGATGATCTTATGCCAATGGCTGAAGGTGGTTTCGTCGCAAAACCCTCAAAATATAAAAGTAAAGTTACCCGTAAAACGGAAAAGAAACGTCGTGGTCTAGGTTCAAAGTAACGTAGTACAATGGCTACCCCGCTAGTTAGTCTAGCAGGCCCCAACAAAGGAGAATAGTTATGGCCCAAGATAAAGTATATGTAGATTCGAGTTATCGTCGTTCTAAGAATCAAGCTCGTATTGAGCAAGAGGAAAAAGAACTGGAAGCTCTGATGAGTAAGTCCTCTGAAGAAGTGGAGGAAAAAATTCAAGAAGAAGAAGTTCAAGAAGATGTACAAGAAACTAAGTCAGAAGACAAAGAACTGGACGCAGAGGAAAAAACCTTTAAGAAGCGTTATGGTGATCTTCGTCGTCATATGGCTGAGAAAGAAAAAGAGTGGGAAGAACGTTTTGCTCAACTAGAACAAGCAAAGAAAACAACTCAAGTTATTCCCCCCAAATCAGATGAAGACCTTGAAGCATGGTCTCGTAAGTATCCTGATGTAGCTAGTATTGTTCACACTATTGCAGAGAAAAAAGCTAAGGAACTCTTTTCTAAAGCAGAGAGTCGTTTAAAAGAATTTGATGAAGCTCAGTATGAAGCACAACGTACTAAAGCAGAAACTCAAATCCGCAAGGCTCATGAGGACTTTGACGAACTAAGAGCTTCTGATGACTTCCATAGCTGGGCAGAGGATCAACCTAAGTGGGTTCAAGACGCTCTCTACGAGAACTCTGACGATCCTGCTTCTGTCATTCGTGTCATTGACTTGTATAAAGTTGATAATGGTATGACACCTAGCGCAAAGAAAGCTCAGTCTAAGGATGCAGCTAAGTCAGTTAAGACCTCTGCTACCCCAAGAGTTAATGCAGACTTTAAAGGCAAGATTATTAAAGAATCTCAAGTTGCTAAGATGTCTGATAAAGAATTTGAAGATAGTTGGGAGGCTATTCAAGCAGCTCAAGCTTCAGGTAATTTTGTGTATGATCTTTCAGGTGGTGCACGATAATAAACCCTTGACAACCAAAACTTTTTAAATATAACTTAGATTGTCTAAGGATAATACGTAGGTCAGCCCCATTATGGACAACCTGACCTACAACCTTCAAAGCCTACAGCACAATAAGACTAACCTGAATTAGTATAGGCCCGCTTTAGTGAACTCCGGCCAGAGTGACCTTAAGTGCACCCTAGAAAGTACAGCCTCTTAGACGTGGTGTTTAGCTTTCGCAAAGCCAAATATCATAGGAGGATTATAAAATGGCTTTTAATACCGCAAGCGGTTACGGCAACCTTCCCAACGGGAATTTTAGTTCCGTAATCTATTCCAAGAAGGTACAACTTGCCTTCCGTAAATCGACCGTTGTTGGTGACATCACTAACTCGGATTACTTTGGTGAAATTGCTGCTCAAGGTGACACAGTTCGTATCATCAAGGAGCCGGAAATTTCCGTAAGCCCTTATGCCCGTGGTACTCAGATTCAAGCACAAGACCTTGATGACGAAGACTTCTCGCTGGTTATCGACAAAGCTAACTATTTTGCTTTCAAAACAGATGACATTGAAGAAGCACACAGCCACGTCAACTTTATGGACCTTGCTACCAACCGTGCGGCTTACCGCTTGGCTGACCAGCATGACCAAGAAGTTCTGGGCTATCTGTCGGGTTACAAGCAATCTGCAACTCACGCAAATGCTGACACTGTTAATGACCAAGTTAACGGTTCTAAGGCTGTGGACACTGCAGGTTCCGACGAACTCCTGTCGAGCATGAAGCTTAAGAAGGGTGACTTTGGTAACATCACGACTGGCTCTGCTGGCGATCACTCGATCCCTGTTGCTGCACGTCTTCCGGGTGCTACTGCTCTTCCGACTGCTTATGTTTCTCCGGTGATGCTCATCAACCGTATGGGTCGTCTTCTGGATCAACAGAATGTCGATAAAGCTGGTCGTTGGATTGTTATTGATCCGGTGATGATGGAAATCCTGCAGGATGAAGACTCGCGCTTCATGAACGCAGACTTCGGTGATTCGGGTGCTCTCCGTAACGGCCTCGTGCT